CCGCTTCCTGGATCCACTCGAAAGGAATAAGAGCGTTGCTATCAGACAAAGGAGGTAAGCCAAGCACACCAATCCTATAAGCAGGGCTATCTTCGCCATATTTCTGTAGCCTCTCTATTTGCTCCTTTGTCACGTTTTCGCAATTCAAGGCATCCCAATGGAGACATAGCCATTGGTCGCTGTATTTGTTCTGTGTGTCTATTGCATAACCTGTGTTGCGCGTAGGATTGAAGATGCCAAAAACCAAGTTCAACTTGCCGGTAAGAGTACGATCAAGCGGTTTAAATACAGCATCGGGAATCCCGGACCATTCATCGATAATTATCAACATATGATCTTCATGACGCCCTGCTAACGCCTCCCCCTGTTCCTCTGGAGTAGCCTTGGCATTGATGGTGACGGCTTCAGTAAACCATACCTTGCCGCATTCATCCTTATTCGGAAGGTTACGGTACATCCTATCGTTCAGTACCGTGTATTCAGCCTGTAAGTGATTCAAAGACTCAGGGTTCTTGTCGTCGACCTTCTTTGCCATTCCCCTTATCTTTGCCAATTCCGACCAATAGACGGACCTCAGCTGCTTGCCAGTGTTGGCAGTCGCCATAACTTTGGGACGCGAGAAGCAGTCCATGAAATGCCAGTTTATCAAAGCCGCCAGGAAGTCTTTACCATTGCCGTTAGAGGATTGAATCGACATTCCCATCTTACCAACAAGCTCTTGCTGCCTAGATGTAAGCTCTTTACCCTTAGACTTCGCCAGCTTCGCTCCTATCAATTCCCCCCATTGCCGTAATGCGTCCTCCTGCTGCAAAGTCAAGCCCGTAGATGTCGTTACATTCACACCCCGGGCATTCTGTAGCTTCAGAATATTATCGCCAAACACGGCCTTTACCCACTCCAGCGGCTCAACCTGCCAGCGGCGGATAGTCTGCTTCAAGCGTTCGGCTTGCTCGGCTTCTGTCATCTTACGTGGGGGCATTACTTCTTCGGCCTCCCTCGGCGTTTATTGGCGGGGGCTACAGGATTTGAACCTGTATCAACGGAGTCAAAGTCCGTTACCTTACCATTAGGCGAAACCCCTTCAAATGGACACGTACCCAGTTGATTAGCCTTACATGCCGGGTCGCATAGTGCGCGTGTGTATGGGCAGAGTGTCATAAAGCCCCTTTAAATTTAGGCGGGTTGAAAAGGGAGATATCTAAAATTTCACTGGCTGCGATTTGTCCCACCCCTCCCCCTACTTGGCTTGCTCGGACCTTACTACCGCCACAGATCCGGTCCCCATCTACCTTGTACTTTACATTATGAACATACCGTAATATTGGTTATGTGCCGTTACATCGCAACTTACTGTTATTGCTACGCATCCTTGTTATATATCCTGTTGATAACTATGATGCGTAGCCGCGACCACAGCATCTTGTGTTAATAGTCCTCACACGCGGCCATAACAGCCGATATCAGGATGTGAGAATTACTCGTTGACTGGCCGCGCTCTAGTCGCTCTTTGTCGTATAAAGTGCCGAGGAGAATGGTTCTATCGCGGACCGAAGCATCTTTTATATCGGCCTCTGTCAATGTGCTCGCGACCGTCTCTTGAATCCCTGCTAATATATCCGCGCGATGTTCCTTAAACGATTCCAGGTAGTTTTCATTAACTCCATATCGTTTAAACATTTGTGATACAGCTTGTTGAGATAGGTTGTTAATTTTGGCGAGTTTTCGGATGGATAGTGATGGATTTAGCGCTTTTTGTTCAAGAAGTTTGGCGACTGGTGTGTTTTTTGGAGCGTTGCGTTTACGCAGTGATTCAGGTTTTGGTGGACGACCACGTTTCTTTGCTATATCGGTCATATTGCACCATTCTGAAAACAAAAGTCAAAATAAGAAAATGTTAGAATCAGCCACCCCGAAAGTGAATCTACGCTCTACTAGCCAACAGATATTACCTGGGCCGATGCTTTGGCTTAGCATGGTTTACCTGTTACCCTTGGAGCGCCCAAGGCGATCAGCGGCCGGGGTGGATGTATGTGCCGCCTGCTGGCTTGCGTAATCTATAGGGTTATTAGTTCACAATTTCTAATTTTATGCAAGAGATTTTTATATTTTAGTCAGCCGTTCCTTTAAGGTGAATATTTCATCACGCATTGCGGAGATTTCCTTTTCCTGGTCTGCTAAGAGTTTCGACATTCGTACTATCGGACCTTCACCTTCTTTCCGTGACTCAAACTTATCGGAAAGGTCAGCGTCGTGGACACAAACAGCGCCGTCTTTGAAGGGACCGTAGCCGTCAGAAGTTGTTCTGTATTTAGCAGCCCCACACTGCACTTTACCTTCCCATACTACGGAGTTTTCCTGATTCTTGCAGAAATTACAGATTGGTTTCACAATTCACCTCCGAAAATATAACCAGCTTATTGGTGCTGTCTGCACTGCGTTCCGCAGCACAAACGCAACCGTTAACCCCATTAAACCTCTGGAACTCTCCCATCCACACCGCAGGTATTGATAAATTGCGCTCTCCCACTCTAAAATAATGGGAATTATATACTTAACTCCCTCGGTTGAAATTTTCTTCCTTACTCCCATGCGGGCTTACGGCCTTTTTTCATTTTATTCTCACCTTTTATTTGATTATCGCTTGACAAACAATCAAAGTGTGGTATAGTTATATCAACAGATGGAACAAACCACACAGGAGGCCAGTCATGAGAGTTGTTAATGTTCCCAAAGAATCTACAGAATACAAAGGCGAAGGATGGGCGGTTGCATGTGTAAAAGGTGAAGAACTGCTTTCATTTGTGTACATCGACCACCCCGATACATCAGACATAAATGCAGCATGCAACGCTGCTGAGTCCAAACTTGACGCCATTGACGCTGAAGTTGAAACGGTCGGTGGGAAACTGAGTTGCTGGGAGTTCTGTTTTGCATTCTCAAAAAACGAGCGGAAAAGCCTACGCATCAATAACAGGTGGTTTTGATATGAGAGGCGGACACCGCGAAGGGTCCGGGCGAAAGCCCGGCTCTCATAACCCAATGACCATGTTTTACATCCGAGTATCCCAAGAGTTGAAAGAAAAGCTTTCCAAAATAGAGCCGGAGAAAATACGCGCAGCGCTAGATCGGATAGGTGACGAAAATGAACGACAAAACCACGATCAGCACGTTTCAGTTGTTCCAAATGTTCCCGGATCAGGAGAGCGCAAGAAAATACATTGAATCGCGTCTGTGGCCTAATGGAGTGAAATGCCCTTTTTGCAGGGCTATGGAGAAAATAACAGCCCGCAAGAAGGGTTTTTATCGCTGCAATTCTTGCAAAAAGGATTTTACGGTGCGCACTGGCACCATTTTCGAGCGGTCGCACATCCCCCTGCATAAATGGCTGTACGCCATGTATCTGCTTGTTACGGCTCGCAAGGGTATTTCGTCCCTGCAACTTTCCAAAGAGATAGGTGTTACCCAAAAAACCGCGTGGTTCTTTCTCCACCGGCTCCGCGAGGCTTGCAGCGACGATTTGACGATGCTGAACGGGATTGTTGAGATTGATGAAACGTACATCGGCGGACGCGAAATCAACAAACATGAAAGCAAAAAGCTGAAAGCTGGCCGGGGAACAGTTGGCAAAACCGCCGTTATCGGCTTGAAACAGCGCAACGGTCGCACTGTGGCCTTCCCAGTCACTAACGTAAATTCTGAAACGGCATACAGCGTCATTAACGAATTGGTAGAGATCGGCACAACGCTGCATACCGACGAAGCAGCGGTCTATAACGGCATGGATGGACTGTTTTACAAACATGAAACTATCAATCACAGCGCGGGTGAATACTCCAGAAACGGCGTCCATACGAACAGTATTGAGAGTGTATGGGCAGTGTTGAAACGCGGCTTGCATGGGGTTTACCATCACGCCAGCAACAAGCATTTGGCCCGTTACGTCAACGAGTTTGCCTTCCGGCTCAATGATGGAAATGTTAAAAATCATACCCTTGACCGCCTCAATAGTTTTGTTACCGCTACTGCTCATAAACGCCTGACCTATAAGGATTTAACTAGGGAGTTAAGTATATAATTCCCAAAATAATTGCCTAACCGCTGTAATAAAATCAACTCCTGTTTGCTGCATGTGAACGTCAATAGAGTCTCCAGACTTCCCACATGCAAAACATTTTACCTTATTATTCTGTCGATACCAGTGCAAGGAAGGGTTTTTATCGACATGCCAAAGACATAACGCCTTACCTTTGGAGAAGTCGATTAAACGCCCGATTGGGTACATTTTGGCCTGTTCTATATCAGCAGCAGTTATACCCTCAATATTAGCGGTAATTGACTTAATAGCGTGTATTTCTTTTCGGATTTCAACTTTTTCTTTGTTGGCGGCGGCTATTCTATTCAAAAATAATGCTATACTCCAATCATTATCAGTTATCAATTCGCAATAGTTCTCTTTCTCCTCGCCAATATCCCAAAGCCTATCGGTTAAATATCTAATTCGACAGTTAAGAGCATTATTGACGTCAATATCTATTTCTTTAGCCTTGCGTACCATGTCAAACACTAGCATTGTGCCGCCTCGCTAAACCTTCCGGACATCCAATCGTAATTAAATTGGAAGCTACCAGGTTTACCCAAATGTTTGAATTTGACCTTTTGTAGATAAACATCAACCTTGTTCTCTAGCAAATTTGCGCGATGGACACATATGCAGAAATCGGCTTTATTGCGCCAATGCGCTGAACCCGATATATCGTAAGGTGTTGGAGGATCATATGAACCAAACTTATTTTTTTGCATCTTCTGCGGGTGTGCTATTATCCAAATATGGATACTATGCTTCCTTGCAAATCTCCTGATTTTAGTTAAACATTCGCTTATGTAATCGGTTTCACTTTTCCCGTTACGGTCTGATTCGATCTCATTCCATGGGTCTATAATTAACCCATCAAGACCGGTTTGTTCTATTATCACCGATGTCTTACGGAGGATAGTTTCAAGGTTAACCTTTTCTCTCTCGTCATCTGGATATATCCATGTGAAATGATCCCCGCAAAAAGCTATTGCGTCCTTAATCTCGCCACGGTTCATCGATAACTGTTCAAATTGGCTTTTGTACTGCTTACCTATGAACTTTTCGGCAATTTTTATCACGTGTAAACTAATAGGATAGTTTTCAGGTGAAAATACCGCAAACTTCCAACGCTTAACAATAGCAAGATTTGTTGCGAGAGCGTCAACAAACTCGCTTTTCCCAGAAGATGGTATTCCTGTCACAACTGTCATCATGCCTTTTTTAATCCTATAAAGACTATCGAACTTCAGCCATCCGGTTGACTCTCCCTGATCTAGTCCTGATTTGTAAATGTCCCGCAAATCGTCGATAATATCAGCCACTCGGAATATTCCACTTAAATCCAATTTGGTT